GATGTATGCAGAGGAGTTTTAATTTATGACTAATGAGGCAAATGCTGGATTATTAACTACACCACCAGAAGGAGCAGTCCCACCGCCTGCAACAGATGCTAGTACGGCGCCTACAACAGCCCCAGAGCCTTCGTGGAGAGATTCTTTTACGAATGCAGAATATAAGAATGATCCTAGTTTGCTAAAGTTTAAGTCAATTGATGATCTTGCGCAAAGTTATAAGCATTTGGAAAGAAGTTTTGGATCTAATAAGATTTCTATTCCATCAGAGCACGCAACTGATGATGATTGGAAGCAAGTTTTCAGAAAATTAGGAAATCCAGAGAAATTAGAAGATTATAAATTAAAGGCTGTTGAAGGGGTTGATGAGACTTTTATCAAAGGTTTTGTTGAAAATGCACATAAGAATGGAATTTTGCCAAAACAAGCTGAACAGTTGCTTGGTTGGTATAAAGAGGCAATGAGTGAGCAAGCAAAGGCTGCTGAACAGCAAACACAACATCAAACGCAACAAGTGATTAATGAACTTAAGCAAGAATGGGGTAAGGCATTTAATGATAAGATCTTAAGGGCGCAATCTGCTGTAAGAGAATTTGGCGGAGAAGAGTTAGTTAACTTTCTTAATGAATCAGGGCTTGGAAATAATCCAGTATTAGTCAAATTATTTGCGAAATTGGGTGATTTGACTAAGGAAGACTCTGTTCCTGGAAGAGAGTCATCAAGAACTGTTATGACTCCTAGTGAAGCCATAGAGAAGGCTAGAGTTATTATGAATGATAAGGAACATCCGTTTAACATTCCTAATCATCCTAATCATCAAAAGGCTTTGGCTGAAATGCAGCGCATATATGAGCTTGCATATCCAGAGCAAGATGGTTAATATTTAAAATAAGGCAAATAGGGTTAGGGACAATCTTGTAAAACAAGACCCCGTTTAGTTGATCGAGCGGATAATCTTTATAGACCCGCGCACGTAGATTGATTAGGCCATTATTTCGTCTTACGGACCCTCCAATCGAGAGGACAATCCAGCAATCGTTTTAACATTTAAATTGGAGGTTTTTATGAGTTCACAAATTACAACAGCATTTGTGAAACAGTATTCGGATATGCTGTTTCACCTTTCGCAACAAAAGGGATCACGACTACGCCCTTATGTGAGAGTAGAAATGCAAAAAGGCGAGTCAAAATTTTATGAGAGACTTGGAGAAGTCACAGCTGTTCAGCGTTTGAGCAGACATGAGGACACTCCTCAGATTGACACTCCTCATAGCCGAAGACGTGTCACCTTGGTTGATTATGTGTTTGCAGATCTTATTGACGATGAAGATAAGATTCGTACACTTATCAATCCTGAGTCTCCATATCTTCAAGCTCAAGCTTGGGCGCATGGACGAGCAATGGATGATGTTATCATTGCAGCTGCTCTTGGTAATGCGTATAGTGGTGTTGATGGTGGAACAACTGTTACACTTCCTAATACACAAAAGCTTGCTTCTGTTGCGGCTAGTGCTGGAGCTAACTTAAATGTTCAAGCTCTTCGTCGCGCTAAACAGAAACTTGATGAGCAAGATGTTGATCCAAGCATTCCACGTTATTGTGCGCTTAATGCTTCGGCTCTTCAGTCATTGCTCTCTGAAACAGCAGTAACAAGCAGCGATTTCAACACTGTTAAAGCGTTGGTCCAAGGCGAGCTTGATACTTTCTTGGGATTCAAGTTCATTAGAACTGAGCGACTTCTTGCAAGAAGTGGCGCACTTTCTTTTGATACTACTACTGGAGCTGTTGGTTCTGGTGGCGGTGATGCTAACGGATACGAGAGAATTTTCTGCTGGGCTCAAGATGGATTACTTCTTTCTGTTGGAAAAGATATTCTAACTAAGATCGATGAACGATCTGATAAGAACTATGCCACTCAGGTTTACAGCAAAATGAGCATTGGTGCTACACGTCTCGAAGAAGAGAAAGTTGTAGAAATCCTTTGTGCTCAATAAGGAAGGTGAATGATGGCTACTTTTTACGGTGTAGAAGCTACAAAAGCTTATAATAGTGATCCTAAGACAATGATTTCCAAAGGTGAGTTCAATGGACGCGTTCAATCTCTACGAGATATTTATACGCTGTCTGCTGACCTTGCTTCCAGTGATGTTATTGTCATGGGCGGCAAGCTCCCTGCTGGAGCACGTGTTCTTGATGTTTTCATCAAATGGGCAGACCTTGATGCTTCTGGTGGAACTATTGACGTTGGCTGGGCGATTTCCGCTGAAGGCAACGTAGCAGCTGATGACGATGGTTTCTTTGCGAATCTTGATGTTACTTCTGCTGGTTCTGCAAGACTATCTGATTCTACTCATTCAGCTAATGCTGGAATGATGAAAGAATTTGACGAGGCAGTTGCTATTCAAGTTAAGATCGACGGCGATACTGATGCTACAAGCGGAAGTATCGAAATGTTTGTTCTTTACGTTGTAGCATAATGAGGGGGAGGCGTGATTTAAGATGGCATCAGCTGTAGACATTTGCAATTCTGCTTTAGCGAAGGTTGGTACCGCAAGGATCACGTCTCTTGATAATAATAGCGAGGAAGCTCGGCTTTGTAAGGAATTATATCCTAAGCTTAAGCTAGAGCTTCTTCGCTCTCATCCTTGGAATTTCGCAATTAATCGTGTTGAATTAGCTGAGATTGGAACCGATCCTATTTTTGAATTTGATAGTCAATTTCAATTACCTGATAATTGTATTCGGGTGCTTGGTATAGATTCGACTGAAAATTATAAAAATATTAAATGGAAAATTGAAGGCAGAAAAATACTTATTAGTGGTATTACTACTTTAAAGATCAAGTTCATAGATAGTGATGTTGTAGAAGATGATTTTGATGAATCTTTTAAAGAGGCATTGGCGTTTCGTATAGCTTCTGATTTGGCATATCCTTTAACACAATCAATAAGTTTATCTGATAATCTTTATCAAAAATATGAGCGGTCATTAGCAATGGCAAGAACTTACGATGCTCAAGAGGGTAGTTCTGATAGATTTGTTGCTGATGATTGGTTAGACGCGAGGTTTTAACTTTGGCTCGATTTAGTTATATTGTAAATAACTTCTTAAGAGGAGAGATATCTCCACGAACATTGGGACGAACTGATGTTGAAGGCTATCGTAACGCTTGTGAAATACTTCTTAATGCTAATGTGCAGGCCGGTGGCGGTGCTTTTAGAAGAAGAGGCTCTGTATTTGTAAAAACATTAGAAACTATTGAAAATGAGGTTGGCACTACTTGGTTGGATGTAACAAGCAAGAATGTGCGCATGATACCTTTTATTTTTTCTAAAGATGAAGCTTATGTTTTTGTTTTTGGAATAAATGAAAATACAGTAGATGTTGGTACTGGGTGGTCATCTCCTGGTGGGATAACAGATTATGTTGATGTTGGTATTTTTGGTGGATTTGAAAGCGTTGAAGAATTGCGTCAGGCTCAATATGCCCAGGTGAATGATACATTAATTATTACTCAAAAAGACAGGCCTCCAGCAGTTTTTCAAAGAACAGCTGCCAATGCGTTTAAGTTAAGAAGCTTGATGCAAATGTGTTCTACCACGGCTGCCAATTCATCGGCTGTTGGTTTTGTTTCTATTGCATGGGCTTTTGGATTCCCTTTTAGAGATAAGGTTATTTATAATGGATTAGGTGTGGGAATGTCTATTAGCAATGCTGCGGTTGGAACAGGCCGAACCTTAACAGCATCAGTCGCAAGTCCAGCATGGAGTGGATTTCAACCAGAACATGTTGGTGCATTTTTTCGTCATACAGTGGGGGGGCAAACAGGTTTATGTGTCGTCACTGGAGTTACGAGTACAACGGTGGCAACTGTTCAAGTACTTCTTGCTTTTGGAAGCACATCTATTTCAGATAATTGGAATGAATGCGCATGGAATAATTATAGAGGCTGGCCTAGAACTGTTATGGCCTATCAAAATAGAATTTTGTTAGGCGGGAATTTAGCTGAACCGACAACTGTTTGGGCTTCTGAGTCTGGAGATATAGGGCAATTTACCCGTGAG